TCTTAATCTCTCTTTCTTTACTAAATTATTTCATAAATATATTTCTAATCCTAATTATATTAAATTATTAACTTTATTAATTGTTTTTATTATTACTTATTTATCCTCTCATTATATCTTCAAAACTGATATATAAAAAATTTATTTTCTTAAATTTATACTTTTTTTTGTTGTTGTATTATGATTCTTTAATATTCTTAATAATTGTTTCTCTTCATTTTCACTATTCTCTCTACTAATCACTCTCATATCTGTTAAAATATATCTATCCTCTATTTTTGGTGAATTTCTTGATATACTTTTTGGTGAATTTGAATTACTATTTGTATATCTTATTCTCTTTGATATATCTATATTTTTATCACTCCTAATATCATCTATACTATTACTTCTAGTTGAACTTGGTGTTCTTGAATTAATACTTTTTTCTTCTACTTCAAATTCACTTGAAATAGATTTAGGAGATGATGATTCTAAATTTGTTTTATATTTACTTTTATAATTATCTCTTTTAGATCCTCTATAACAAATTTTTTTTTCTGGAAAAATAATTATAGAAGATAAATTCTGAATATCATTAATATCAATTGTCTCAATTGTTTCTATTATATCATTTGTATATTTATTTTTTTCATTCATATTATATACTCTATACATAATATCGTTCATTATGTATTATTCTAATCTAATAGTATTAAAATATTTTCTTTATTTTTTATCAAAATATTTTTTACATTTGGGATTTTCTTTTTTTATTTGACTATAACTTACTGCTATCGCCTGACCTCTACTATTATATTTACCCTGTTTTAATTCCATCATATTTATCTTTATTTTATCTTTTAATAAATTATTACATTTTTTAACTGTCATTCTTCTCTTTACAGTCTTACTTAATCTTTTCGTTTTACTTAATCTTTTCGTTTTACTTAATCTTTTCGTTTTACTTAATCTTTTCATTTTACTTAACCTTTTCGTTTTAGATTTATTTGAATGCATTTTATCTTTATATATATTATTAATAAAATAATTTAGGAAAATGAAAATATTCTATATATTATATTTTTATAATTTTTATTAAATTATTTAATAATGAAAACTAGATCTCAATCTAAAAAAGATAATTTATTAAAACCTTTAAATATTGATGATAAAACCCCTCATATAGATGATAAACAATCCCTAGATGATTCTGATGATATAAAAAAATCTTCTGAAAAAAAATTTATTATTATTGATGAATATATTGACCCTAATGAATTAGACGATAAAGGTAATATAAAAGATTTAATTGATTATAATTATCAAGATGAATATAAAATATATGATGATAAAATGAAAGAAAGAGAAAATATTATTAAAAATATATTACAAGATTTATCACCTATCAGAGATAATCAAAAAGATAATGATAATAATAAAGATGATCAAGACAAAGACAATGATGAAGACGATGATTATGAAGAAGATGATCAAGACGATGATTATGAAGAAAATGATCAAGACGACCAAGATGAAGAAGATGATGAAGAAGATGATGAAGAAGATGATCAAGACGATGATTATGAAGAAAATGATGAAGAAGATGATGAAGAAGATGATGAAGAAGATGATGAAGAAGATGATGAAGAAGATGATGATTATGAAGATGAAGTTAACGATATATTAAAAGGAGGTATTATTATAATAACAGGAGGAATTAAAGATAAAGAAGAACAAAATAAAAAAGATATTACTTCACGTAAAAGAAAAAGAGATGAATATAATGAAAATAAAGATGATAATAAAAGAAAAAAAGAGGACTTGTCCTCTAATAATGAAAAAAATAAAGAAGATAAGCCTTCTGATATAACTGAATTAGAAGAACAAATAAATTCAATATTTAGTGGTTGTGGAGGAGGAATAAGAAATAAAAAAGAGATGTTAAAAAAGAGAGTAATGAATACAGAGATACCTTATAATATAAAATGTATAATATTAGATAGAATAGAGAATATGGAAGCGGATAAACAAAAAGAGATGCAATGGATAGAATCATTATTAAAAATACCTTTTGGAAAATATTCAAAAATACCTATTGATAAAGATTCTAGTAAAGAGGAAATTAATGATTTTTTTAATTATTCAATAGAAAGTTTAGATAAAGCTGCTTATGGAATGAAAAATGTTAAAGAAGAAATTATTAATTATATAGCTCAATTTATATCTACTAATAATAATTCAATGCCGCGAATTATAGCTTTACATGGTGCTGCAGGTATAGGTAAAACACAGATTATAAGAAATGGATTATCTAAGGCATTAAATAGACCAATGAAATGTATATCAATGGGAGGATTAAGAGATAGTTCTCATTTTATAGGATTTGATTATACATATTCAGGATCAAGATATGGAATAATATTACAGACATTAATGGAAACTAGAGTAATGAATCCAATTATATTTATGGATGAATTGGATAAAATATCAATGACAAATGAAGGTATAGAAATACAAAATTTATTAATTCATTTAACAGATCCTGTTCAAAATAATACTTTTCAAGATAAATATTTTGCAGGTATACATATAGATATATCGAAGGCCGTGTTTATATTTGCATTTAATGATATTGAAAATGTTCATCCTATATTAAAAGATAGATTACATATAATTAAAGTTCCAGAACCAACTTTTGATGAAAAGGTAATTATATGTAAAAATTATTTATTAAGTGAAATATGCAATAATATAGGTATTAATAGAGAGGATATAATATTAAGTGATGATACAATTAAAAATTTAATTAAAAAATATTGTAATAAAGATAAAGGTGTTCGTAATTTAAAAAGAAAATTAGAGAGTATTTTATTAAAAATAAATTTAGCTAGATATATAGATAAAGGTCCTTATTCATTATTAAATAAAATTGAATTTCCTTATACTTTAAAAGATGATATTATTGAATTATTATTAAAAAATGATAAAAATGAAAATGAAATTCCTGATCATGTTATGAATATGTTTTTATAAATAATAATAACATACAAATTTAATTTATTATATTTATATATAATAAATTAAGTAATTATAATTATGAATGAAACTAACTTAGATTTTAAACAATTAGATTTAAATGAAGATAATATAAATACTTTAGATGATGCATATTCTTTTTATGATTATGTAATGAATAATATAAAAGATAATAAAATATTAGAGACTTTAAATTATATTGAAAAATTAATATTATATTTAATAGATAAAAATAAATATTTATATATATACATTATAGTTTATATTTTAACTAGATATAATATTGATTCTTTACGTCTTAATATTATACTTAATTTATTATATGAAAATAAATTATATGATAAATATATAGATGGTATAAAACTATTTTATAATAAAATTCAAAAAATGGATATAAAAGATATAATTGATAATTTATTAATTGAACATATATTTAGTCTAAATTTTAGTATGTTTTTATATGATAAATATAAAGAATATATTGGAATAAGATATTACTTAAATTTAATTAATTATATTAAAAACTCTAAAAATAATACAATAAGAGATAACTCTAAAAAAATGTATAAATTAATTTCTCCTATGTTTAATTTTAATGGTATTTATAGAGACATTAATTTACAAAATTTCTGTTTAAAAAAAGATTATAAACTAAAAAATCCTATCATAATAAATAATCAAATTATAAAAATACCTTATAAGAGAATTAATTTTGAAGATATTTGTAAGAGTAATAATAATGAATCTTTTTACAAAGAAATTTATTATTTAACTATTTCTAATTTAACTGTTAATTATTTCCCTAAATATTTATTGAATGGTAATTTAGGAAAAAATAAATTGTTAAAAGATAAAAAATATGTATTTGATTTAGATTGGTTATATGAGTCTATTAATTATATATCATCTTTATCAATAAAAGATAAATTTATATTGTATTCTTATACTACTAATGGCTATCGTATTATTAATAATTATCTATTAAATAATATAGATTATTTAAATGATCATTTATTTTCAAAAAAACAAATAAAAGAGAAAAAAAATGATACTCAATTTGAATATTTTATAGATAAATTTTTTTATGAATTTACTAAAATATTTAAATTAAAAAAAGATAAAGATGAGGAGGACATTTCATATGATAAAAAATATTCTAATAATATTAATATAAGAAATGAGGATAATATAAAAGATTTAGAATTAATTAATTTTTCATTATTTTTTAATGCATCATATATATTAGTAAAAGCATATTCAGAAAATAAAAAAGACAACTCCTCTAATATAGATTATTATTTAGTTGAAAATATAGAAGAAGGTATTAAAAATAATTTATATTTATTTTTGAATGAAATTAAGGTAAATAAAGATATAGATATGTATATATGTAATCATTTAAAAGAATATTATTATTTTATTGTTAAAAATAAATATATATTTAATAAAAAATTTTGGTTTGAATGTATTGAAGATTATAAGAATGATTTAAATAGAATTTTTGATAATTCTAATCCTATAAAAAATAATATTGTTGTATATAGAGGTATTAGATCCATCTTTTTTGAAGATAAAATTAATAATTTATTTATAACTAATACTTTTTTATCTACATCATTAAATTTAAATATTGCATTAAATTTTTCTGGAGAAAAACCTAAAATAATAAAAAGATTTATTTTAAATAAAGGAACTAAAGCATTATTTTTACCATGTATATCTGCAGTACCATATGAAAGTGAAATATTATTAGGATTAAATAATAAATTTCAAATAATAAAAAATGAAAATATTGAATATATAGATTATCCTGATAATATTACAGAAGATAATAATATAAAAAATGAAATTTGTGGTTTTAATAATATTGAAAAAGTTAAAGTTATAACTCTAAAAACAATTAATTAAATGATTTTTACAACATTTAGTATTCTTAATTATATATCATAAATTTATCATATATATAATTCAATTTATAATAAAATGAGTAAAAAGACACTTTTTAAAAGTAAAGAAAATAAGTCTTCTGATAATAATGATTCTTGTTATTTAAAAACAAAACATTATTATTATGATGAATATAATAATATTATTAAAGTTGTTACTATTAGTGATATTGATTCTTATCAAGAATTTCATTATAAAAATAATTTATTACATCGATTAAATAGACCTGCTGTTTATAATAAAATTTATAATGATCAAGAAACACATAAATATTATAGAAATAATAAATTACATAATTTATATAATTTTGCGGTAATGGTATGTCAGGACTTTTTTTATGAATATAATAAATATTCAATGGAAAATAAGTATTATATAGATGGAAATTATTATCAAAATAAAAATGAATATTTATTAAAAATACAAAATCATAAAAATAATATTAAATTTAATTTAGATAATAAATATAAAAATTCTAAAGATATAAATCAACTTATTTTAAATTATTATATTTAAGCTATTTTTAACATATCTTAATTAAATGATTTTTTTATTTATTTTTAATTTTATATCAAATCTAATTTGATATAAAAGTATAAAGTTCTTTAAAAATGCAAGAAGACATTAAACATGATATTAAAATTAGCGAGAATTGTATTATGAGACTTAGAAATAACATTAATACTGGTAATTGGTCTATATATTATTATAATTCTAAAGGCCACTTTCATAATTTATATGGTCCTGCTATTAATCATAAGAATAGAACTAAAATGTGGTATATAAATGGTGTTTATCATAGAGAAAACCAACCAGCTCTTATAAGTCCTTTAGGTAAATTATGGTATTATGAAGGAAGACTTCATAGATTAAATGGACCTGCATCAGTTCATATAGAGTTAGGAAATAAATATTATATTCATGATAAAATGTTTACAAAAGAAAAATATAATAAGATAATGTTTATCATTAGAAGGTTTATTATTTTATTAAAAAAAAAAATTAGAAATAAATACAGTATTAAACTTTTAAATACAGATATAAATGCATCTACAACAAAAGATGTAACTGATATTATCTCTTCTTATATCATTTAAAAAAGAACTAAGTTCTTTTTAATAGTAAATATTTATCTTTCTTTATAAAAGGGCTAAGCCCTTTTAAATTAAACATATTTTTAAAAATATGTTTAATCGTTTTTAAAAGGAATTATCCCTTTAATTATATATCTTGTTT